GCGAGGCGCATCTTGATGTTGGTGATGGGGCTCGACGCCGCGTTGTCGGCGATGTTCACGATGGCCTCGGCGCGGTAGTAGAGATTGATGATGTTGTTGCAGGTGGCGGTTCCTTTGGGCATGGCGGGGCTCCTATGCGTCTTTCTCGGTCTGCTTGGTCGTGACGATGTTCTCGCGCTTGTCGCGCTCGACGGTGGTGGTGGTCTCGCGCGCTGGCATGGCGGTGATTTCGACCTTCGACACCGGCGCGGCCTGGACGGTGTTGTGCACGTGCACTTGCGGCGCGGGCTGGTCGGGGAGGCTGGCTTCGAAATGCGCGTGCACCTCGGGCGCGGGCTGCTCGGGCAGCACGGCTTCGAAATGCGCATGCACTTCGGGCGCGTCCGCGGCGGGCAGGTGGTTGTGGATCTCCGGGGAGGTGACGGTCACCGGCCCGGAGGTGAAATGGATGACGGGCGCTGACGGCTCCTTGGCGACGACGGCCTGCGTCGCGGCGGCCATGGCGGCAAGCGGCGCGGCGAGGGCCTTGCCGATGCGCTCGGCGGCGTCTTCTTCGTCGTCGTCCGCGTCGGGTTCCGGCGCGGGCTCGGGCGCGGGCGGCACGGAGGCGTCCTGCGGGATGCCGCGCTTTTCCTTCTCGTCGCGCCAGCGCGCTTGCTGGTCGAGGACGTCGATGGGGTTTCCCCCGCGCTTCCTGATGATCTCCGGCCCGCTGATGTAGGCGCGGTCTTCGAGCACGCCCCAAGCTTCGGCTTCCTTCTTCGGGTCGATCCACGGCATCTGCGGGGTGATGTAGATCGCGTCGTCGAGGCTCTCCGGCACCACGTCTTTCGGCAGGCGCACGGCGCCCGAGGCGAGCGCGAGCGCGACGAACTTCTCGTACACCGGGCGCACGATGCGCGCGGTGAATTCGGAGGAGAGGGTCTGGTAGAACACCCACCCTTCGACCAGCTCCTGGCGCTGCGCGCTGTAGGTACCGTCGTAGGTCTTGGCGACGGATGAGTAGGTCGGCCCGGTGCCGGCGGCGACGGCCTTGATCTGGCCGCTGCGGTAGTGTTCGAGGTTCGGGTTCGGGCGGTTGGTGTCGATGGTGCCCACGTCTTCGCCTGGCTTGAGGTCGTCGAAGATCATCCCCGGACGGAACTTGAGGGTGCGCAGGTCGGCGTCGGTCTCCGGGTTGTAGAGGTCCGGGTTGCCCTTCTTGATGAAGGCGGCCATCGAGGCGGCGACCTTGGCGGCGATGCGCTCGGATTCCTCGTAGTCCTTGAGGTCGTCGAAGCGGGTGAGCACGGAGGCGAACACCGACACTCCGCGCAACTGCCGTATGCGGTCGACCTGCGCGGCATGCAGCACGCGCTCGGCGGGCAGGCGCTTGGTCTGGCCGCGCGCGGAGAGGTTGCCGCCGGCTTCCAGCGGGTGGTCGCGCCAGACGTGGAAGGCGACCGGACGGCCCCAGGCGTTGATCTCGATGCCCTGGCGGATCGTCGGGGTCTCGCTCTGCATCTCCATCGGGACGTAGTCCGCTTCGAGCATCTCGATTGAGAGCGGGACGCGGGTGCCGTGGTCGAGCCAGGGCACCATCCCCTCCAGCGTCTGCGCGAAAACCTCCCCGTCGCGGAACCAGGCGCGCGCGAGCAGGCGCTGGGCGCCGGCCCAGTCGTGGCGCCAGGTGACTTCGGGCTTCAGGGACCAGTTCTTGTAGAGGTCGAGCAGTTCGCGCGCGAATTCGGCGTGGATGCTGCCGTCCTTGCGGCGCGGTTGCGGTTCCACCCCGATTCCCGTCGCGCCCACGGTGTTGGCGACGAGGACGTTGAGCACGCCGCGCGCGATGTCGTAGTTCTGCTCGAGGTGGCGCGCCTGCTGGCGCAGGCTGCTCCCCGCGCGCAGCACCGCGTCGTTGCCGCTCCCGGTCTCGCGCCGGCCCTTGCGCAGGCGGTCGGGCCTGGCGGCTTCGTAGTAGGAGAGCACCCGGCGCGCATGGGCGCGGCGCACCGCGGCGGAGGGCGCGATGTACGCGATGGCGCGATCGATCAGGTTCGGCATGCTGTCATTCCGTGTCGTCCGAGAAGTCGGCGAGCTTGTGGCGCGGGCTGGGGCGGCTGGGCGCGGCTTCCTCGGCGAGGATTCCCGCGATGCGGTCGCGCGCGGCGAGCAGTTCCTCGATGCTGCGGTAGGTGATGCGCATGTCGCCGAGCGCGATCGAGAGTTCGCCGGCGGCAATGGCGCGATCGATGGCGTCCAGGTCGGCGGAGGTAAAGGACATGAAGGCCCCTTGCAGGTTGTGGGTGCATCATGGGCGCGGGCCTGTCTCATTTCTCGCGGATTTGAGACAATCGCCACCGATGATGCGGTAGAGGGTGGCGCGGCTGATGTTGTGCGCGCGCATCACCTCGGCGTGGTTGCGGCCGTTGAAGTCGCGCAGCACCGCGTCGTCGCGCGCGCCGCGGATCTCGCGCTTTGGCACCATGAGGCCCCCCATGCGGCGCTGCAGCCCGGCGGCGAGCAGGTCGGCCATGGGAACGGCGAGCTTTTCCGGCAGGCCGAGGGTTTCGCGGATCAGGCGCACCAGCTCGTTATGGAAGTCGGCGGCGGCGTCGCGCTGCAGGGTTTCTCTTGTGCTCACAGGTTCCACCCTTCCTTGCCGAAGCCGTGGTCGTCCTTCTTTCTGGCCGGCTTTGGCGGCGCGTCCGGCGCGGCGGGCAGCGGCGGCGGCAGGCTGCCGTCCTCCTGCAGCGGCGGCTCGAGGATGGCGGCGAGCGCTTCCCATTCGCGCTTCGATTTGCGCACGACGCTGATCTGCGGGTGGTGCGCGGCGGCGTAGCCGTAGCCCCAGGTATCCAGCCCCTCGTTGCGCCGGCCCTTCTTTTTCACCCAGCGGTTTTTCTGCGGGTCGAAGGTTTCGGAGAGCAACTGCTCGTAGTAGTCATCTTCCAGTTCCATGTGGAACCGGATGCGGCGCTCCTCGGTGGAGAGTTCCGCGTCCCCGAGCAGGCGGGAGTAGAGGTAGCTCTTCGCCACGTCGGTGCCGACGTCCCAGGTGAGGGCGCCGCGCTTGTCGCTCTTCCCGCGCCAGTTGAGTTCCGTGGTCTTCGGCGCGCTCGGCAGGACGTTGCGCGCGGGGCGGTTCATGCCCTTGCCGGACATCAGGCGCCGCGCCCGCCCGCTCATGCAGAAGGCGCGCACATCGTGGGCGTGGTGGCCGCCTTCGTCGACCATGGTCGCTTCGATGAGCAGTTCGCGGTTGCGAGTGTTGACGTAGGGCCGGTTGAGGAATTCGGCGAGCTGGCGCCAGACTTCGTCCTTGGACGGGTCGCCGTGGATGACGTGGTAGTCGATGACCCAGTGCACCAGCTCGCGCGGGCGCGGGCCGGGGCCGTGTCCGAGCACCTGCACCTCCAGGCGGTTGTCCTGCGTGTCCACCCCGGCGGTGAGCAGCAGGCACCCGAGCGGGATTTCGCGCGCGCGCTGCGGCCCGGCGCGCTCGGAGAGGTGGCGCGGCTTGACCTGGTTCCTGCGGTCTTCCCAGGTCTCCCCCAGTTCGGTGTTGATGAAGGTCTTCAGCGCGATGGGGTCGCGCTGCGCGTCGAGCCATTCCTGCGCGAGTTCGCGCCAGGTCTTGCCCAGCCCGATGGGAGCGTAGAGCGCGCTGATGTGGTAGCCGCGCGTGCGGATCTCCGGCCGCGCGGGAATCCAGCGGCCCTGCGCGAGCATGTCCGGCTTGTGGTGCTCGTCGATGATCCCCCCGCATTCCGGGCAGACGTACCAGGCGGACACCACCTGCCCCGCGGGCGCGCTCCATTGCAGGTTGCCCCAGGCGAGCGCCTGGAATTCCCCGCAGTGCGGACAGGGCAGGTGCGCGCGGCGCTGGTCGCTCTTCTCGTATTCCGCCTCGATGTGCGAGGCGTCCTTCACCGTGGGGGTGGAGATGAGCAGCAGCTTGTAGCGGGAAAACCCCTTCGCACGGCCGCGCGCGAGCGCGACGGGGTGGCCTTCCTCCCCGACTTCCTCGGGGAAGCGGTCGAGGTCGTCGAGGATGACGTAGCGCGCGGAGATCTGCGCGTAGCTGTTGGGGGAGTTGCCGCCCGCGAGAAACAGCACCCCGCCCGGAAAATCCTTGGTGTCCTTGCTGTTGGAAGCGTCGCGCTGCACGCGCGCGTCGAACAGTTCCGCGACGGCCGGGGATTCGGTGAGCAGCGGGTTGAGCTTCTGCACCACCCACTTGTCGCGGTTCTCGATGGTCGGCAGCAGCACGATCATCGGCGCGGGCGCGTGCTGCATGACATACCCGATCCAGTTCACGCACGCTTCGGTGATCCCCACCTGCGAGGACTTCATGATGACGATGCGGCGCACGTCGGACTGCAGCGAGAGGCAGTCCATGATCTCGCGCAGCAGCGGGTTGCGGTCGGTCTTCCATTTGCCCGGCTCGCCGCTGCCCTTCTGCGAGAGCCAGCGGTGGCGATCCGCCCAGGCGGAGACGGTGAGGTGCTCGCGCGGGGCGATGGCGGCGGCGGCGCGGCGGAAATACTCCGCGCCACCGTGCGCGACGAGGGGGTCGATGGCGCTGCCCGGCTCGGCGGCGAGTTCGCGCGCGCGGGCGGAGAATTCCGCGGCGAGCTGCGCGAGACCTTCGTGCGCGAGGTCGGAGAGCAGCGCGTGGATGGCGTCCTGCGATTCGAGCGCGGCGAGCTGCGCGGGCAGCGTCGCGCGCCAGCCGTCGATGAGGCGCGCGAGCAGCGCGCGCGCCTCGCGCATCGCGGACGCGGCCTTCTCCGCTTCGACCAGCGAGGCGCAGAACTGCTCGGTGAGCGCGCGCGCTTCCTCCGCGTCCGCGCGCAGCTTCTTCGCGCGGTCTATCGAGAACCGCGCGGACAACCGGTCGTCCAGCGACAACTCCATGGCGATGCCTTTCCCGTTGTGCCGGGGAGGCTTGCCTGGCCGAGGCGCTGGTGAAGCGCGAGGGCGTTTCGCGTGCCCGGTGCTGTTGCTTCATCCCCGCGCGAGCGGGGGCACTTCGTCATTCCCGCGAAAGCGGGAATCCATCCTTACTGGCGATGCGCCGCCAGCCATTCCTCCCATGCCTTGATCGCGCCCTTCGCCAGGCGGATCAGGGCTTCGTGGAGCTTGCGGGAGGCGGGGGTCATGCTGCCCCCTCCATCACCGCATTCCGCATCGCCTCGATGTTCCGCGCCAGCAGCTTCACCATCGTCTCCGTCACGTCGCCGAGCAGCTCTTCCAGGATGCGCGCGGCGGCGGCGGCTTCTCGCACCGGGGCGAAGCGCGGCGCGGCCTGGTCGGCGAGGTTCTCCAGCATGCTGCGCACCGTGGCGCCGTCGTTGGCGGCGAGCGCGCGCAAGGTGGCGGTCTCGGCGAGCCGGCCCTGGATGCGCGCAACGCGCACCACGGCGCGGCGCGCCTCGTAGTGCATCTTGCTCACCCGCGCGGCGCGGAAGACCTCCGCGGAGTTGCCGCCCCCCGCTGGCGCGGGCGGCTCCGGCGGCGCGGCGGCGGGTGCAGGTGCGTGCGCCGGCGCCGTGTCCGGGGGACTGACTTTTGCTGCCGGCGCCGGCGTAGTACGCTTGGCGTCCCGCGCGGCGGCGTGGCGCGCGCGCACGTCGTCCCGGCGCGGATCGCGCGTTTTCTCTAGGCGCGCAAGCGAGGCTTCGACGTCCACCTTCCCGTCCGGCGTCATCACCAGCCGCCCGTCGCTGCGCAGGCGCGAGACGTAGCCCTTGTCCACCCCCAGGCGCCGGGCGAAGGCGGCGAGGGTTTCCGTTGTGGACTTGGGCTTTGTCATTACGCCGCCTTCCGGCCTTCCAGGCAGCCGGCCAGCGACTCGGCGAACTGCGTGGCGTGCTCGCCCAGGCGGCGACATATGTCGCCTTCCCATGAGCGGTCGGCGTTGCCAACGATCACCACGCCCTTGGTGATGAGCGTGCCGTCGAGCAGGAGCCGGCGGTCTTCGATACGCAGGGTCTTGAAGGCGCTGCGCAACGCGGACACGAACTTGCCGTTGCCGGCCGGGTTGCGGCCTGATGCGATGCACCACCAGGCATAGGCGCGGTGCAGATCGGAGCGGATGCATACGGCAGCGGGCAGCGGCAGGTCTCCGGCGATCCAGGCATTGCCGAAGGCGATGGCATGGTAGCGGTCCGGGTCGTCGTGCGACGCGGCGGCCTGCGTTTTGCGGATGGCCTCGGCCTCAAGGCTGGCGACGTGGGCTTCGGCGTCGAGTTCGGCCAGCATGTCCATGCCGGTGCGGTCGAGGGTCTTGCGGTTAGCTACGCGCAGGGCCTGCGCCTGCGGTAGCCCGGAAGAGCGGGCCGAGCGCAGGAAGCCGCGAAAGGTACGGTCGGCGGCGACGGCGAGATCCGCGCCATGGCTGAGGTTGCGGGTTTCGAAGGCAGGTGGCTGGCCGGCGAGGCGATCGCGCAATTCGTAGAAGGCCTTGACCAGGGCGATCTTGAAGCGGCGGACGATCTCGTTGTTGCGCAGGTAGGTGATGAGCAGGGTGGCCTGCGGTTCGTTGAGGTAGGCGAATTCGGTGTGCCTTCCGCCTGACTTCTGGATTTCAAATCCGAAAGTTCCGAATTCCTGAAGGTCTTCGACGTACTTCCTGACCAGCTTTATGATCGATTCGTGGGTATTTTGGGTGCCTTCGGCGATGGCCAGTGAGGTGGTCATCGGTTCGTTGTGGTGCAGCAGGACGAGTTCAGACATGGCGGGACTCCTGTTGAATGGCGGATATGGCGGCGTCGAGAATGGCCTGGGTCATTTCGATCAGGTAGTGCGCGGCCCACATGCAGTCTTCGTTGCCGCCTTCCGCCGCGGCGATGGCGACGGAATCGGCGGCGCTGAGGAATGACGCAGCGATGTTGAGGCCGTCATCGATGTGGCCGCCTTCGCGCACCGCGAAGAGCGGTTCCTGGTTTGGGTTGCAGGAGAAAAAGGCGTGCTGCGACAGGGTGTTGCGATGGGTGTTGCTCATGGTGTTCCTCCGTTCAAGCGGTTTGAACCGCCTCCCCACTGTCAAACGGGGTGGGCGGCACTGGACGGGGTTGACAGACCGGGAACGGCACCGGCGAGCCTTGCGGCTCCCCCGCCCAGGCCGCCCATGAACGGGCACGCCAGGGCGCAAAAAAGCCGCGCTGCTTTCGCTTGGCGGCTCTTGGCCGCCGCTCCTCGGGCTGTCATCCCCGACCACCGGAACCCCGGCGGCAGGCG